TTCTGACTTTGTAGGCCTGGATACAACATTAGCTGGGATTGATACTGGAGCAGCTATCTTTGGGGGCTTTCAGTCAGCCATTGCATTGACTGGTGTAGAGTCTGAGCAATTGGTGCAGACAATGGTGAAGCTGCAAGCTGTGCAAGGTGTGGTGAATGCAGTGAGCACTGTTGCGAACAACTTGAATAAGGAGGCTATTCTAGGAATCCAGCTCAGAAATGTAGCTCAGAAGATTCAGAATGCATTCATAGTTGAGAATACAGCAGTCACTACTGGTAATGCTGTGGCCACTACAGCCATGAGCACAGCACAGAAAGCTGCTGCTGTTGCTACCAATTTGGGAACATTGGCCATGAAAGCATTGAATGCTGTGATGAAAGCCAATCCAATATTCTTGATCATTGCTGCACTAGCTGCTATAGCTGGAGCCTTCATTGCGTTTGGTGACAATAGTGCTGAAGCTGCTGAGTCAAATGAGAAATTTAATAAGAGCCTTGAGAATGGTAGGAAAGCTCTTGATGATTCATTCAGCGCATTGCAGAAATATACAAGCAACAGAATAGCTTTGATGAAAGCTGCTGGTGCAACTGATGAAGAGATCACCAAGGCTGAGATCAAGAATCTTGAGATACTAGCGAAGGCCCGACAAGATGCAAGAGTGAAAGAACAGTTTGCATTCCAGAACTTACAGAAGAGATATCAGCAGATGCTGGATCAAGGGAATGAGGATGAAGCTGCCAAGATCAGAGAGCAATTGACTGCATCAAGAGAAAGATATGTCAAGCTGGGCCAACAAGCCAAAGACTACTATGCAGATATCAAGCAGCAGAGAGCAATTGATGCAGCTGAGAATGTTAAGAAGGTACAAGATAACGCTAAGAAGGTAGCTGAGAATGCTGAGAAAGTACAAAAGGACCAAGCTGACAAGTCAAAGGCCGCTGCTGATAAGGCAAGAGAGCAAAGAAAGCAAGACCTAGCTAAGATTCAAGAAGTGGAACAAGCCTATGTATTAGCTGGTGAATCACTGAAAAATCAAGAGATTATTGCAGAGACTAAAAAATATAATGAACTGATCAAGCTCGCTGAGAAAAACGGATATGATACAACTACTTTAAGACTAGCTTTAAGAGATTCATTGAATAACATTGATAATAAATATGATGACATTCAAAGAGCTAATGAAGAGCGCAGAGCTAAGGAACAAAAAGAAAAGGATCAAGCTGAATTCAACAGAAAAGAAGCTCTCAGAAGGGAAGAGATTGCAACAGAAGAGGCTTTCTTTGATGAATATAATGCAGCTTTATTGACTGCTCAACAGACAGAAGAGCAAGCAGTCACAGATAAATACTTCAAACTTATTGAGGGTGCCAAACAATATGGCCTTGATATCACTAAACTAGAAGAGCAACAGCAACAAGAGATTACCAAGATTCAAAATAAATATCAAGCTGAGAGACTTCAAAAACAGCTGGACAATGCTCAGTTTATCTTTGACCAATTCAGTGCCTTGAATGATGCCTTCAGCTCACTAGAAGATGCTAGGATGCAGAACATGCAAACAAGAGCAAATGATGAGCTGTCTGCATTGGATGCTAAACACAAGTCTGAACTTGAGAATACTAATTTAACGGCTGAACAAAGGAAAGCTATAGATAAAAACTATGCAGCTGCAAAGTATCAGATTGAGCTTAAAAATTTCAATGCACTTGAGGCTATTAAAAAGAAACAATTTGAACGTGATAAGATTCTGAGAATAGGTCAAGCAGCTATAGATACTGCATCAGCTATTGTGAAGGGAATTGCTCAGTTTGGTCCTCCTCCATCCCCAGCTGGTATTGCTGCTATAGCTTCAGCTGCCTTGATTGGTGCTACACAAATAGCTGCTATTGCTGCAACAAAATATCAATCAGGAACTGCGCCAACATTTGACACTAGCGGAGGCGTATCTGCTGGAGCTTCAGCCAATGAATTAGGTGGTGCCAATGCTAACACAAATACACAGCAGACTGATCTTACTGGATTGGCTGCACAGCAATCAGCTGGAATCAATCAAGTATATGTTTTAGAGTCTGACATCACCGGCACACAGAATAACGTGGCTATTCAGAACAAGCTCAGTGTGTGGTAAGAAATTTAACTTGTGTGCTTCCTCTCATCCACTGATCTGAGCATGAGAATGAGCCATAAAGGTCCAGCAATTGTTGGGCCTTTTTTATGTCACTGCCTAGCTTGAGATTTTGTCCAGGTGAATGTGGTACCTGGTAGTAATTAAGATAGAGAGATTTTACAAAGTGATTGTGACCGTCCCAAGATATTGAGTCAAACAATTCAATGAGCTTCTGACTATCCATCATCACTGGCTGATGACATTCAAAGTTTATTGTGGTGCATCCCATTGCTTTGAGCACATCCATAGTATTTTGACAAGCCTCCTGATATGTGGGTGCATGAAGATCATTGATCATCAGATTGCCATTGGAGATCACTGTATCCTCATTGAATTTGGGACCAATAAAGAAATCATCATTCATGTATAGGAATTGGCCGCCAATGTGCCTGGCAAATGTCAACAGCTTGTGAGTCACGTCACATCCTCTGACAGATGACCTTGCATCAGGGATGAGATTGTTGTATCCTCTGACATGATCACCAATGATGTAGACTTCTGCATTAGGATATCTCTTTAAGGCCCAGTTAATGGAGTGCTGTATTGTGCTGCCTTCCTTGCCTTGCTTATGTGGGTAGACTAGAATCATGGAACAAAAATACATATTATCTAATATGATGAAGGAATTGACTATTTATGAGATTTCAATTGACTTGAATGAAGCAGAGACATCTGTGGAATTTAATTCACTAGTGAGAGATCCAGCGCATGAGATAAGTTTTCAAACATTCTCACAAGCTAAGAAATTTCAATTCAATGATGAGGAGCAAGTAATCACCGGTGTGGCTATCTCTGCTGATACACCTATCTATAGATATGATCAGGATAGCAATGAAGAGTACTATGTGGTGTTTACAAAGGCTGCTATCAAGGACATCATTCATGATTATGCTAGAAGAGGCAACTTCAACAATGTAAATATTGAGCACAATTCATCCAATGTTGTTAATGGGATCTACATGATCCATAGCTATCAGATAGATAATGACAAAGGATTCACAGCTCCTGAAAGATTCCATGATGCAAATGATGGATCTTGGATTGTCAGCTACAAGGTAACTGATAAAGATGTTTGGGAGAAAGCTAAAGAGGGCAAGTTTACTGGCTTTAGTGTTGAGGGATATTTTCAGATTACAGCAACAGATCGCACTATTGAATCAGAGATGATGGCACAGATATTCAAGGCATTGAATGATCTAAGTGGAACAATTAAACATAGTATAATTAAATAACAAACAAATGAACGAGAACTTCAAAAAAGTAATGGATGCAATTGCTGACATGAAAGCAATGTTTTCAACATCTGCTGAAGCTACTGAAACAACAGAAGCTCAAGCATTTGGTGAGGCAGTTTTGCTAGATGGTACAGCTGTATCATATGAGGGTGAACTAGCAGTAGGTACCACTGTATTTATTGTTGCTGATGGTGAGCAGATTCCAGCTCCGGAAGGCACACATGAATTAGGTGGTGAGTTTACTGGAATCAAGATCATAACAGATGCCAATGGTGTAGTGTTAGAGGTTATTGATGAGAGAGCAACAGAACAAGCAGCAAGCTCTGATGAGTTTGAAGCTATTGATACTGAAGAGATGCCGGCAGCACTAGAGAGAGCTACAGAGGTTATCGCAGCAACTTTGAACATTGAAATGGGGCAAGCATATGACATTGCAACAGCAGTCATTGCAGCTATCAATGCAGAAGAAATGAAACAAGAATCAATGAGTGCTGAGCAAGTAGAATCAATTGTGAATGCAAAGATGTCATCATTCTCTACAGCTGTAGAAGCTATAGGTGAAATGATGCAGACTATTGCTTCAGATAATGAAACTCTTCGCACTGAGATGGCAGCAATGAAAAATGATTTTGAATCATTCAAAGCAATGCCATCAAACAGCACTACTGAAGGCGAGAAATTCGCGAGAGTAAATAGCACATTGACATCACGTCAATTATTCCTTAAATCACAAATTAAATAACAAAGAAAATGAGCTTAAAAAAGTTTATCAAACAAAAATTCGACTATGATGTGTCAGGTTTGGCAGCATATGTAGACGAGCAAAGAGAAGATCTAATCACTAGATCAGTAACTGAAGCTAAAACTTTACGTTACATTACAATTCAAGAAGGTATCAAAGGATCTGAAGAGATCAAATTGTTAGATGACACTTTGACTTACCAAGCTGGAGATTGCGAAATGACACCAGCTGGAGATACAGTATTCACTGATCGTGCAATTGCTGTTGAGACTCTTGGATACATGAAGAGATTCTGTCAAAAAGATTTGGCTGGATTTTGGACTCAATTGGCTTTGCGCCCAGGTGCATCTGCTGAGGACAAAGAACTTCCTTTTGAAGCACAAATCACTAACTACCTTTTGAGCTTACATGCACTTGAGTTAGACAAATTGATTTGGAAAGGTAACAAAGCAACTGGTACTGGTAACCTTCAGTGGATGAATGGATACCGTCAATTCTTGACAACTGCTAATGGTGCTGTAAACCTTAACACTTCTGCAACTGCAAGCATTGATGCATCTAACGCTTATGATGTATTCTATGAGTGTTTTACAAATACACCTGAAGCTGTAGCAGAATCTGCTGATTTCGTATGTTTCGCTGGCCGTGAGAACTTCAACTACTTGATGAAGAACTTGGTTGACCTTAATTTCTTCCACTATTCTCCAGCACAAATTGCTACAATGGAAGAGATCATTGTACCAGGTACAGATATGCGAGTTGTTAAGGTACCAGGACTTAATGGTCTTGACAATATCTACA